ACAGTGAACCAAAGCAGGTAATCGGATTCTCTCAAATGTTCAACAGCCAGAAGATCAGCCGCAGCGTCATGACGAAGATAGACATCGACCTGATAGAAGAAATCGAGCGCGCAATCCGAATGGCGACAGCCAAATGAAAAGGTACTCCCTAGTCATGTGTCATACGGGTACGAAACGGCGCGTTCCTCCGCTAGGTTTTGACCATTTCACATTGTGAAACGCCATTGCAAAATTCCGCATCACTTTCCAGAAAGCAGTACGCCGAGCATCGCGGCTGCTCGCCGAGCTATATCACATATCTCGGTAAGCATGGCCGGCTGGTGCTTGACGCCAACGGCAAGGTGCTGGTCAAGGAAACCGACCAGATGGTCGAGAACACTGGCGGAGATCGGCCGGACGTTTCCAGCCGCCATGCAGCCGGGCGCTCCAATGCCAAGGCCAGGAATGCAACCGAGATTCAGCAACGGGAAGCCCCCGCGTTTTCCGGCGAGCAGATCGGCAACAGCATTGCCGCAAGCCGTGCCATCAAGGAAAAGTATGCAGCCCTCACCGCCAAGATTGATTACGAAACCAAGATGGGCGCCCTTGTCCCGCGCGAAGATGTCGATGCCGCCATGCGGTTCATAGGCGCCGCAGTGAGGTCCGCTCTTGACGTTCTGCCAGACCAGACCGCACCGCTGGTAGCGCCTATCACTGACATGGCAGAGATTCACGAGGTGCTGGCTGAAGCGTGCCGCAACACATTGCAGAACGTTAACGCCACTATCGCCAGGCAACAATCAAAAATTTCCAAGGAACCCGCATGATGCAGATTGAACACCTGGCGCTCGACGCCGCAGACTGGAAGATCGGCGGCGGTCAGGGCGTGCTGCTGTCGTGCCACTACGACGTGCTCGACTGGAATTACACCGCCGCGGTCAACGCCCAAAAATGACCGAAAAACTTGCCAACTGCCTCGCCACCTTCTGGCAAGCCGCCGCGCCGCGCCGCGCCTTGACGGTTTCGGCGTGGGCAGACGAACATCGGGAACTATCCGGCAAGCAGGCCGGCGAGCGCGGGCGCTGGCGGACCTCGCGCACGCCATTCCTGCGCGAAATCATGGATTGCCTGTCCGCGAATTCGCGGGTGCAGGACATCGTAGTTATGAAGTCGTCACAGGTCGGCGTCACTGAGGCAACGGTAAATTTTCTCGGCTACGTCATCGACCATGCCCCCGCGCCGGTAATGGTGCTCATGCCGACGCTGGAAAGCCGCGACGCATGGAAGGCGCAGAAGCTGAACCCGCTGCTTACGGAAACGCCGTCAATTCGCGCGTTGCTCGGCGGCCAGCGCTCGCGCGACGCGGCCAACCGCCAGGACATGATCGACTTCCCTGGTGGCGTGTTGTTTTTGGCCGGCGGCAACTCGCCGAACTCCTACGCGCAACGCTCTGTGCGTTACCTCATCATGGACGACCTCGACCGCTTCCCGCCCGAAGTCGGCGAGGAAGGCGACGTGGTAACGCTGGCCAAGGGCCGGACCAAGGCATTCGCCCGCGCCCGGCGGATGTTCATCTCGACGCCCACGGTACGGCACGAAAGTCTTATTGAGCGCGAGTGGCTGAAATCAGACCAGCGCCGCTACCATGTGCCGTGCCCGCACTGCGGAGAATACCAGCCGCTCGAATGGGGCGGGCCGGAAGCGAAGCATGGTGTCAAATGGACGGCCGCCGATGGCGCCGTCACCGCGGCATGGTATGTCTGCGCGCATTGCTCAGGTGAGATCCACGAACACCACAAGCCGGCGATGCTAGCCGCCGGCCGCTGGATCGCCACCCACCCCGAGCGCCCGATACGCGGCTATCACCTGACCGCCCTGCTGGCACCCATTGGTCTTGGCCCGTCCTGGAAGGCTCTGGCCGAAGAATGGCAGCACGCCGTCAAATCTCCGGGCACACTGCGCACCTTCATCAATACCCACCTGGGCGAATGTTGGGAGGAGCAGGGCGACCATATCGAGCCGGTCGGCTTGCTTTCCCGGCTGGAAGAGTACGAAGAGAAGCATGATAGCCTAGCGCGGACGGCAGGGGCTGACGTGCAGAAAGACCGTATCGAATGCACGATCTTTGACTGGGACGCAGGCGAAGAAGGGTGGGCGATGGACCATATCATCGTGCCAGGCGACACTGCCCACCCGGATACCTGGCGCCGGTTCGCTGCCGAGATTGAAGAATGGGCGCCGGAAGCCGTAGCCATTGACTCCGGCTACAATACCAGCATGGTTTATTCGTTTGTCGAAAAGCGCCGTTGGGCAATGGCCGTCAAGGGTCGGCCGGGACGTGGCGTTCCAATTGTCGAAGACGAAAAAGCCCGGCGCCAGCGTCTGCGCCTGCAACGCAAAAAAGGAATTGCCGTGCATCTGATCGGCGTCGATCAGGCCAAGGCGTTGCTGTTTTCCCGCCTGAAGATCATCAAGCCAGGCCATGGCTACATTCATTTTCCGAATTCGCCGGCATTCGATGATGAGTATTTTGCTCAATTGACTGCTGAAAAACTTGTCACAAAGATGCGCGGCACCCGCCCCTATGCGGAGTGGGTTCAGACCCGGCCGCGAAATGAGGCACTGGACTGTGCCGTCTATGCGCTGGCCGCGCTGCGCCTGTCAGGTATCGACCTGGCCGCTCGCGCTGCTGGCAATGCCAGGAAATCAGACGTGCCGCCATTGCCGCACATGCCGGCAATCAGCAGGGCGCCGTCGCATCATTTCGGGAGCGAAGAATGGGCGCTATGAATCACGCCGACACCATCGACCAGGACGCTGCCGTGAATTTCCGAAACACCCTGATACGCATCATCCGCTCATCGCTTGGCCTGCCGGAAACCGTCGCGCTGCCGATGGCGGATGCGCTGGCCAAGGGGATGTGTAGCGAACTCGGGGGGCTGTACATCACCAAGCGCGAAATCCGCGGATCACGTGACGAAGCCGTGCGGCGCGACTTCACTGGCCGCAATCACCGCGACGTGTGCCGCAAGCATGAAATCAGCAGGGCGACGCTGTACCGGATAACTGGATCAAGAAAACAAGATTAAGTCAATGTCTCACTTTTACAAGAAATGAGACGGCCCACGAATTACCCTGAATCCTCCGAAAAGGAGTCCGCATGGCCTTTACTTCCTCCGACCTTGACGCCGTCGACCGTGCCATCGCCTCCGGCGAGTTGACGGTGCGCAGTAATGACCGCATGGTGACATACCGCAGTATGGATGAATTGACCGCCGCGCGTGCCGCAATCAGTGGCGCACTGGCAGCCGCGAGCGCCAGCACAGCCGTCTATCCGCGTTATCAGCTTGCCGACTTTTCGGACGATTGAACATGGCAAACCTGATCGACCGCATTGTCCAGTATGTCTCGCCGTCAGCAGCGCTCAAGCGCGAACACGCGCGGCGCATCCTGGCCTACTACGAAGCAGGGCGCTCCGACCGCCTGCGCAAGAACCGCCGCGAGACTGGCAGCGGCAATGCCGCCGTGTCGCGTGCCGGCAGCACGTTGCGCCAGCAAGCCAGGCACATGGAGCAGAATTACGACATCGCCCTTGGCGTCCTGAATACTCTGGTAGCGAACGTCGTTGGCGCCAACGGTATCGGCGTCGAGCCGCAACCGCGCCGTGCCGATGGCAGCATTCATGACGAATTCGCGCGCCAGCTACTTGACCTTTGGAAAGACTGGGGCCGCAAGCCGGAAGTTACTTGGTGTCACGACTGGCCGGCCGCGCAGCGCCTGCTGGCGCGCACATGGTTTCGTGACGGCGAAGTGTTCGCGCAGTCGGTCGAAGGAAACGGCCCGTGGCTTGACCACGGCACCCGCGTACCGCTAAGTCTGGAATTGATGGAACCGGATTACGTACCGATGGAATTCTCTGCGGCCGCTACCGGCAACGCGCGTATCGAGCAGGGGATTGAAATCAACGCCTGGGGCCGCCCGGTTGCCTTCCATGTCCTCAAAGTTGCGCCAGGCGAAACCGGATTCGGCATGACTTCAGGGGGCGGGCAGACCAAGCGCATCGACGCTGGCCGTATGCTGCACCTCGCTACCCGTCATCGCATCCGCCAGTTGCGCGGCGTGTCCGTTTTCGCCTCGGTCCTCAACCGCTTCGACGACCTGAAAGATTACGAAGAGTCCGAGCGCATCGCTGCGAAGGTCGCCGCATCGATGGCAGCCTTTATCAAGAAGGGTACGCCGGACGCATACGACGCGCCGGAAGATACCGAGCAGCGTCAACTCAAAATGCGCCCTGGCATGATCTTTGACGATCTCCGCCCTGGCGAAGAGATCGGCATGATCGACACCAACCGGCCGAATCCGAATCTTGAAACCTATCGCAGCGGGCAGATAAAGGCCATCGCCTGTGGCACCGGGCCGACCTATTCCAGCATCGCCAAGACCTACGACGGAACCTACAGCGCGCAGCGTCAGGAACTGGTCGAGGGCTTCGTCGCATACGCCACCCTGTCCAACGAATTCTCTTCACGCATCGTTCGCCCGGTCTGGGAAAAGTTCGTTGCCCTGGCCGTCCTGTCCGGCGCTATCCGCGTGCCAGCCGATGTCATCGCCATCAGCCTCAGCGACGCGATCTACATCACCCCGCAGATGCCGTGGATCGACCCGAAGAAGGAAGCCGATGCCTGGGCCGCGCTCGAAGACCGCGCCTATGTTTCGGGGCCGGAGATCATCCGCAAGCGGGGAGGGAACCCGATTGACGTACTCGACCAGCAGGCCCGCTGGCTGCGCGAAAAGGAAGCCCGCGGCATTCCGGTCAATGCCGCCGATCCGCAGCCGGACCCTGTGCCGGAACCGGAGCCGGAAGGCGATGACTTGATGGCAACTGCGCTTCTTGAAGGCCAGCGCAGTATCGGCAGCGCACTGGCCAGCCTGGCGTCGCGCGAACAGCCCGCGCCGCAACTCACCGTGCATATGCCCGGCCCTGGCAAGCCGACCATGAAGGTCGGGCGCCGCCTGGCCGATGGGTCTGTCGAAATCCGCGAAGTCGAGATTGAGGAGCCAGACGATGAGAATTGAGACCTGGGCCGCCAACAACCTGGCCGACGTTGCAGCCGACCTCATGTCGGGCGGACGCGTTGACGTACTCGACGAGGACGGCGTGCGCCTTGCTTCCTGCGCTTTTGCCGAGCCGCCTTTTTCGGCAGCAGCCGGCGGCGCTGTCAGAGCCAATCCGTTTCCGCCCGCGCGCGCCGATGCCGATGGCGTCCCGGCGTCATTCGTTGCTTATGACTCGGAAGGGCTGGCCGTGCTTTCCGGGAGTGCAGGATACCGCGACGAAGAACCCGCGCCTGAGATGCAATTCAGGACGCGCGTTATTGTCAAGGATGCTGACGTTCTGGTCGAATCTTTCGTCTTCGCAGTGATTCAGGAAGGGGCGCCTGAATGATTTCCGCGCAGCAACTCCACAAAATCATGCCATCGGCAACGCCGGCACGCATCGCCAATTTCATCGGGCCGCTGAACGATACGATGAACGAATTTGCCATTACCACGCCGGCACGGCAGGCGGCATTCCTGGCGCAGTTGGCGCACGAGTCGGGTAGCCTGCGCTATGTCCAGGAAATCGCCAGCGGCGCCGCCTATGACAACCGAGCCGACCTCGGCAACACGCGCCCGGATGCGATCGCGCTGGCCGAACTGGCCGGTACGACGCCGGGGCGCCACTACAAGGGTCGCGGGCTGATCCAGATCACAGGATTCGACAACTATCTAGCCTGCTCGCGCGCTCTGCTGCGTGACGATGCGTTGGTCAAGAATCCGGCCATGCTCGAGCGCGCCGACCTGGCCTGTCGCTCCGCCGGGTGGTACTGGGACAGCCGCCGGCTGAATGCCTTCGCCGATGCCGGTCAGTTTGAAACGATCACCCGAAAGATCAATGGCGGACTGAACGGCCAGGCCGACCGCCTGTCGCATTACGAGCGAGCGAAACAAGTTTTAGGGGAGGTTGCCGTCGTGCCCGACCCTTTCCAAAAACCGAAGGAGAAAAAGACGTGGTTCCATTCGTTGCTGCTGCTCTTCCGCCGCTGATCAAGGCTGCTCCCGCGCTCATTCGGATTTTTGGCAGCGGGGAGCAGACCGAGAAAAACGCCAAGGCTGCCGAAGTCGCGGTCGAGATTGCCAAGGCGGTCACGGAACAGCCGACCGCCGAGGGCGCCGTCACTGCCATGCAGGCCGACCCGGAACTGGCGTCGACTTACGCCAAGGCCGTTTCAGCTCATTGGTACGAGCTTGCGGGAGATGCAGGCGGGGGCGGCATTGCAGGCGCCAGGCAGGCTGATCAGGCCGCAACGCCGCATGGAAAACCCTGGCTATCGCCTGCCTTGTGGGTAGCCTTCGCAATTCTGCCGCTTGTCTATATGACCGTCGCGGCCGTTCTGTTCGGCGCAGACTGGACAATGGAAATCAAGGCCATGGTCGTATCGTCAATTATCAGCCTTGTCCTTGGGTCAGTCACCGGCTTTTTCCTCGGTACCAGTTACGGTAGCCAGCAGAAAACCACCATGCTGGCGGAGCGCCGCTGATGGTGCGCGAATTCGACCCTGATGACTGCGACGGCGATATTCAGCACGTCCACCGGAGATCCCTTGACGGCGAGGCCGTCGCGCATCTGCACAGGCGCCTTGACTCAAACCGGGAGATGCTCGGCGATACGCGGGAAATGTTGATCGAAATCCGCGAGATGCTGACGCAGCACATTGCCCTCGACGCGGAAATGAATCCGGCAATCAAGGAACTTGTCACACTGTGGCGCGGGTCGAAGCTGATGGGGCGTATCGTGGTCGGCCTGTCGGCTGCGATTGCGGCCGTTACCGGGATTTTTGTTTGGGCAAAGGACCACATCAAATGACCCGTAAAAAGATCCGCTTTCCGTGGCAACGATAACCACCTCGCAGACTTTCGACAGCGCCGCACGGACGGCGGGCGAGGCGTTTACCATCAACTCGGGCGCCATCTTCACCATCGACAGCGATACATGGTAGTGATCTGGCGCGGTTCGCGCATCATGGGGAAAGTCATCATGTGGTTTATCAGCCTCGCGAGCGCGCTTGCGGCCGGATGGGTCGCAGCCAAAAAGTTGATTCTGTTTTAACGTGAAATTGAAAGGATAAGCAATGGCCGCAACTGTACAGATCGTCGAGAAAAACGGTGCCGGCGGCACCCAGACCGACAAGACGAGCGGTACAATCCGCTTCAAGAATGCCGACAACAGCACTGTCGACACCAGCAACCCGATGGTTAAGCCGGGCGCTGGCACTGACTACTCTTTCGAGAAGTGGCTGCGCATGAATGTGAGCGGCGGGACCTACACCGAGATTACCAACGTCAAGGCCTACATGGACGGGTCAAACGGCCTCGGCACAGGGGTCGCGCTGTATGCCAAGGCGGTCGCAAGCTACACGACGCCGGCCGAAGCTACAGGCACCGCTGGATACACCGATGCGTTCACATATACCAGCGGTTCGCCGCTCACGCTCGGCGCTGGCCCCTACACCAGCACCGGCGAAAAGGCCGATCATCTGGTCATGATGCTTACCGTTGGCACCAGCGCATCCGGCGGAATCACCCCGAGCGAGACGTTGACGCTGGCCTGGGATGAAATATAGCACCTAGGTGTATAATGTCATCTTCTAAATAGGAGGTGACGAAATGGTGAAGCAATACATGATCGAGCGGTGGAATAAATACCGTATCGAGGCATTTTTGAAGAGAGTCGAAAGGCGCGGTGAGAATGAATGCTGGAACTGGACAGGCTATAAAAGGTGCGGGCCAAAAAACCCTGCACCTTATGGAATGCTTGGATGGAAAGGCAGGCAAACAAGCCCGCATCGGGTCTCCTTTGAACTCACCAATGGCGAAATACCGGAAGGCATGATGGTGCTGCATACCTGCGACAACACGCTGTGCTGCAATCCGGCGCATCTGTACCTTGGAAACCATGCGCAAAACATGCGCGATATGGTTAATCGTCAGCGGAGAAAAGGCGCTGGCGCCGGTTCGTCGAATGGCCGGTCGAAGCTGACGCAAGAGCAGGCTGCGGAAATACGTGCGCTGTACGCCACAGGCGGGTTATCGCAAGACAAGATCGCTGAACGCTACGGCGTTAGTCAGTTTGCAATCAGCGCCATCGTTAGAAATAAGCGATACAAGGAATAGCAATGAGCATGGTCCATGAGATCACCCGCGACGATCTTGGGAACCAGATCGGCACGGATGGAAACATCACCGTCTCGCTGATCGGCGAAGGGCGCATGTTCAAGCGCCGCGCCGTCAAGGGCGCCGGCAGCGAAAATGCGCAAGAGGTTTGCTGGCTTGTCGCCGAGATCGATGGCGTGCGGCTTTACCAGAACGGGAATCAAATCATCTTGACAAGGCAGGACATGAATCCATGACGCAGAAGCTCGCGCCGGTATCCGACGTGGCCGCCGGAAGCTGGCTTCCTTCGTCCGGCAGCGACCTCTACGCGATGGTCGATGAGACGGCGTATAGCGACACGGATTACATCTATGCGACCAGTGCCACCACCTGCACGCTGGCGCTTACCTCCGGCAGCGACCCGTCCAGCAGTAGCGGCCACATCCTGCGTTACCGCCTGCTCGCCGGCTCGGGAACCATCGCCGTCGCGCTCAAGCAGGGCAGCACGACGATTGCCTCATGGGGGCCGCACTCGCTGACAGGATCGGCACAGGATTTCGCGCAGACGCTCACCGGCGGGCAGGCCGATTCGATCACAGACTACTCGGCGCTGCGCGTCGAGTTCACTTCCGCCCTGACCTGACATGCTCCCGAAAAAGATCAACTCCTTCCTCTGGCATTTCTCCAACTACACCACGCCGAGCAGCACGCCGGGCACGTCGGTAACACCGGGGGCCAGCAACGCCGAAGGGTCATGGACGCGGGTTGCCTCGTCGGCCGACATGGCTTACGACTCGTGCCTGATGTACATCGCCATTGGCGGCGGCGCCTTCAGCGGCGTGGCGAAGAACCACCTGCTCGACATCGGCGTCGACCCCGCCGGCGGCACCAGCTACACCGCCGTTATCAGCAATATCGTCTGCGGCCAGTCGCAGGCGGTGACGACCGGGTTCGACGAGTTCGTCTTCCCGCTGTTCATCAAGTCCGGTTCTGCGGTTGCCGTTCGGGTGCAGGGAAGCAACGCCACGGCGGGCACGGTGCGGGTGGTGGCAGACTTCTTTGGGAGGCCGACCAACCCCGAAATGGTCCCATGCGGTAGCTATTCCGAGACCATCGGCAGTATCACCAACAGCAACGGCACCAGCATCACGCCGGGAACTGCGGGGGAAGGCTCATGGACATCGCTTGGCACCACGGCCAAAGACCTCTGGCACTGGCAGATCGGCGTGCAGGTCGACAACGGCACGATCACCGCGCAATACACGTCGGTCGATCTCGCCTATGGCGATGCCAGCAACAAGGAGATCATCCTCGAGGATGTGCCGGTGCATTTCTACGGCACGGCGGAGATCAAAGCCAGCCCGCTGCGCGGCCGCTCGCTTGTGCGAGCCAGCCGGTATGTCCCCGGCGGTTCGACAATCTACGCCCGCGCCGGCTGCTCGACCTTTCCGGCTACCGGGTACAACATGGTCGCAATCGGCATAGGAGGCTGACATGGCTATCTCGGAACACGCAACCGGGTCGCAGACGGCGACGATCAGCACCGAGCACACGCTCAACTCGACCTCGCCGGAGACAACCGACGGGGTGTATCAGCTTTTCATTGACCTCGCCAACATGGTGGCCGGAGACGTGCTGGAGATCAGGATCAAGGAAAAGTGCCGTACTGGCGACACGATCAGGCAACTGCTGCTGTCGACCTTGGCCGGCGCGCAGTCTGATCCTCTGTGGGCCTCGCCGTCTTTCGTCCTGCTCAACGGGTGGGATATGACCATCAAGCAGACGGCTGGCACGGGGCGCGCGTTTCCGTGGAGCATCCGCAAGGTAGCCTGACATGACGTGGGCTTTCCAGCCCCTTCTGCCGGGCGCAGCGGCGCTCGGAGAAGCGCCGACGGTCGATGCAAAGGTCTCGTGGGTCCAGTTCGAGATTCCTGCGTCTGGTGGTGCCGTCGCAAAGACAGCATCCGCAAGCGTCGGAGCAGCAATTCAGGAGCCGCGTTCGGCGAATGCGAGCGTATCGGCGGCAATCCGCACGTCGAACACATCGACCGCGTCGCTTGCCGCAGCGATCGCCGCCAGAAACACGGCAACAGCCAGCGTTTCAACGGCAATCCGCGCGTCCGTAACCGCTGCGGCATCGGCGACGGCGGCAATTCAGACGGATCGAACCGCAACAGCAAGCGCTTCGGCTGCGGTTCGTGTGGCAAACACTGCGACATCATCGCTTGCCGCGGCAATCGCAGCGCAGACCGCGCTAACAACCGGCCTGACAGCAGCCGTCAGGTCGGATATTTCCGCATCTGCATCACTGGGCGCCGCCGTCCAGACTTCCAGAACGGCGAGCGCGTCGCTTGCCGCTGCCGTCCAGCTTGCGCGAAACGTCACCGCCGGAGCAAGCGCTGCGGTCGCCGTGAGCTACGCGGCGACTGTAGGCGCCAGTGCGGCAATTTCCGCAGCGCGTACAGCTACCGCAACGGCAAGCGCGGCGATCCGCGCAGGCAATACCAGCAGCGCATCACTCGCCGCCGCTGTGAGTGTCGCGCAGACCAGCAGCGCCAGCCTTTCGGCGTCCGTGCTTTCATCGCTCACTCATTCGGCAAGTGTCACCGCGGCGATCCGTCAGGCAAACACTGCCAGCGCCAGCCTGGCCGCTTCCGTAAGTCTCGCGCGGTCGGCAACTGCCGATATTTCCGCGGCAATCGCAGCACAGACAAGCGCCAGCGCCGGAATCACAGCCGCCGTCCGTACCGATTTGACGGCATCGTCAAGCCTCGGCGCGTATATCGTCGTTCCTGGCGCGTCTGTCGCAACAGCCTCGCTTACCGCGGCCGTTCGCGCAGCGGCCGAAGCTGTTTCCAGTATCGACGCGGCAATCAGGCGTGCCGCGTCCGCAGAATCATCGCTCGATTCCGTCATTGCGGTGCAGGCCAGTGCCAGCGCGTCGCTATCGGCGGCCGTCCGCCAGGCGTTTGCCGTTTCCGCAAGTATTTCCGGGGCGATCAGGCAGGCATCGACGGCCAGCGCTGCAGTCGACGCGCTGATTGTTGCCGCCGAAGGCTACACGGTATCGGCAGGCATCTCCGCTGCAATTCGCGCCGATCACGCCACAACGTCAGAGATTTCCTCGGCAGTTCAAATCAGCGCCACGCAATCCGCAAGCGTCGGCGCCGCGATCAGCACGCCGCGCGACTGTTCAAGCAGCCTGTCTGCCGTCGTTTCGCAGGCGCTGGCCGCCACGTCGAGCATAGATTCGGCGATTCAGGCCGCAGCGTCCGTTTCGGCTGGCGTATCGGCGTACATCGAAGCCGCCGCCAGCCTGACGACGGATGATATCCTGCGCCTGGCGGAAATCTGGACACGCCTCGGCCTCAACGCTGCCGCGCCGACGGTCAATAGCGACGCGGCGATGACGGCCGGAGGCATGGCACTGGCGTTCACCGTGGCGGGGTCTGATGTGATCTGCCAGCGCACCGACGCCACGCACCCGGATCCGATCGATCCGGCAACGATGGTTCTGGAAATCTGGCAGCGCCTCGGCCTCGATCCGGACAACGCGATGACTACCGGAGACGCGCGCATCGAGGTTGCCGGAATCCAGATGGACGTATCCGGCACGGATACGGTGACAGTGCAACGGCTATGGGGAGATTGATCCCGCGCGCGGTTGCCGCGCTAGGTGTCGGATTCCCCCCTGCGTTGTTATCGCGCATCGGCCTGCGCGCGTTGCCGGAGCCGCCGGCAGCTACTACAGGCGGAGGCCGCCTCGGAGCGCGGCGCAAACTTCCGCGTCGTACCCCGTCACGCGCCGATACCTGGCTCGAATTGCGCTGCACTGTCTCCACCAGTGCCGGCCTGTCGATCCATGCCGACGCAGCAGTTGACGCGCATTCCGCCATTGAATCAGTCGCCGGCCTGCAAATCGCGGTTGCCGCCGACGTTGCGCAGCACGCCGCGATTGAATCAACCGCCGACGTCAACGACGTACTGCTCGAAATTCTGATGATGGCATGATAGCTTTTGGCCGGCCGGTTTAGAAAGTCTCATTCTGTTGAGAAATGAGACACCTAAAAAAGCATTCTAGGCGAACTTCACGAAGGATTCCCATGCCCCAGGCTTTCAAATGGTATGACATCAAGGCGCTGGCCCCCGCGCCTGACGCCGCGGCGCGATCCGCTGAAATCTACATTTACGGCAACATCGGCGACAAGTGGGACGAAAACGGCGTGATTGCTGCCGATCTTGTCCGCGAGTTATCCGCCCTCGATGCCGATACCATAACACTGCGCATCAACAGCTTCGGCGGCTCGGTGCCCGATGGCCTGGCCATTTACAACGCATTGAAGCGCCACCCGGCAGCGGTCGATGTACAGGTCGATGGCGTCGCCATTTCCTGCGCCGGCTATATCGCCATGGCCGGCGATACCGTTACGATGGCCGAAAACGCCATGCTGATGATCCACGCGCCGTGGGGCATCGCCGTCGGCAATTCTGCCGAGTTGCGCGATCAAGCTGACGTGCTTGACAAATACGCATCTGCGATGGCCACAAGCTACGCCGCGAAATCAGGGAAATCCGTGCCAGAAGCGATGGCCCTGCTGACTGACGGCAAGGACCACTGGTTCACCGCCGCCGAAGCGCACGCCGAAGGATTTGCCGATACCGTCGGCCCAGCCGTCGCCGTCGCCGCTTCGCTGGTCAAAAGTTACGATCTCACCCGCTTTACTACCCCGCCGGCAGCCGCCGGCATCAACCAGGAGAAAGTCATGCCTGAAGTCACTTCGGCGGCAGCCACTACCGCCCCGCAACAACCCTTTGCCCGCAGCAAGGAAATGAACGACCAGATCCTGGCCATGTTCAAGCCCTTCGCTTCCCGTGATGGCGTTTCCGCCATGCAGACCGAGATTCTGGCCGACCCGGCAATCACCGTCGAGCAGGCGCAGGCCCGCATCCTGGCCCACCTCGGCAAGGATTCGGCTCCGCTCACCCCGCACGCCGCCCACCCGCGAGTCGAGACGATGGAAGACGAAACCGACAATCGCCGCGCCGCGACCGTTACCGCGCTGCTCGCCCGTGCCGGCCTGCGTGATTCGTCTGGCACCGCGATCCGCGTCGATTCCAGCAACCCCTACCGTGGCGCCAAGTTGGTCGACCTCGCCCGCGCATCGCTTGACCGCGCCGGCATCAAGACCGCCGGGATGAACCAGATGGAAGTGGTCGCCGCAGCTTTCACGCAATCGACCAGCGACTTCCCGGTCCTGCTCGAGAACACCATGCACAAGGCGCTGCAGGCGGCTTATGCCACCCAGGCGCTTACCTGGCAGCGGTTCTGCAATCAAGGCTCTGTTTCCGACTTCCGCGCACACAGCCGCTATCGTGTCGGTTCGTTGTCCAATCTGGATTCTGTCGGCGAACTCGGCGAGTTCAAAAACAAGACGATCCCGGACGGCGAGAAGTCGAGCATCACCGCCGGCACCAAGGGCAACATCATCAACCTGTCGCGCCAGGCGGTCATCAATGACGATTTGGGTGCTTTCGTCAGCCTTGCCGCCAACCTTGGCCGCGCTGCTGCCCGCACGGTCGAATCCGACGTCTACGCCCTGCTCGCGTTGAATGCTGGCCTTGGCCCGACAATGAGCGACAGCTACACGCTGTTCCATGCCAACCACAACAACCTGACGACCGGCGCCGCGATCAGCATGGCCGCCCTCGACCTTGACCGTGTGGCTCTGGCCGGCCAGCGCGATGTCGGCGGCAACGACTACCTGAACCTGATGGCCGACGTCTTGCTTGTCTCGCTGTCTCTTGGCGGCACGGCGCGCGGCATCATCGGCGCCGAGTACGACCCGGACACCACCGGCAAGTTGCAGAAGCCGAACATCGTGCGCAACCTCGTACGCGATGTGGTCGACACGCCGCGCATAACCGGAACCCGCCGCTATCTGTTCGCCAACCCGTCTGAGGCTCCTGTTATCGAGGTCGCATTCCTCGATGGTGTTTCCGATCCGTACCTCGAGGTCCAAGACGGTTTCGATGTTGATGGCGCGCGCTACAAGGTACGCCTCGACTTCGGCATCGCGGCCATTGACTACCGCGGCGCTGTCACCAACGCCGGCGCATGATGAAACCCGGCCGGGCCGCCCGCCTGGCCGGAACTGAACACGACAAGGAGCAAAAAAATGGCAACTAATTTCGTTCAACCCGGTGAAGTCATCGACTACACCGCAGGCGCCGACAAAACCTCTGGTCAAGTCGTCGCCATCGGCAATATTCTCGGCGTCTGCCTGACCGCCATCGCCAACGGCGCGACCGGACCGGTGCAGATCACTGGCGTATTCACCGTGCCAAAGGTTTCCGGCGCAGTCATCGCTCAGGGCGAATCTCTGACCTGGGATGCCTCGGCCGCAGCCTTCGACGACAACCTGGCGATCCCGGCCTCCGGCGACATCACGGTCGGCGCCGCTGTCGCTTTCGAGGCGGCCGGCAACGGTGTGACAAGTATCAAGGTCAAGTTCACAGGTGTTCCTGGTACCAAGACCGCGTAATACCGTCGTCAAGTGACCGCGCCGTTTGCAGCCCTCCGGGACCGTATCAATGATGCGGTCATCGACCATCTGTCTGACACTGTTGCAACGCGCAACGGCTCCGGGCAGGTGGTCGGGCTGTTTGACAAATCCTACGGCGAGGCATTCGGTATCATCGCCGGCAACGATCCGGTTTTTCGCTGCCTGACTTCGGTAGGCATGGCGCGCGGCAACACGTTGCTGATTGGCGGCACGACCTACACCGTGGTCAGCATCGAGGCAGACGGCACGGGGATTGATCTGTGCCGGCTGGAGGCCGCGTAATGGCCGATGTAGCAGACCGCATCCTGGCCGCAATCAAAACGAACCTGGCCGCCGTGTCTGGCGTTGCTGGCGCTTACCTGCAGCCACTTCACTTGCTGACGGCGAGCCAGTTGCCGGCCCTCATCATTGATGATGTCAAGGACGAGATTGTCGAAGAAACAGGATTTTTTCCGATATATCAAAAGCATAACTTGTCGTTTTCTGTTCTGGCCTGCCAGATGGCAAGCGCTGCCAGTTTTTCCAGCGCTCTCGGGACGCTGCACGAAGCGGCAAAGGTGGCGATTGCCGGAACCCTTGTCGCTTCCAATCTCGACGGCATGTTGACGCGCGGACTGTCCATCAAGGGCAGCGAACTGTTCACCGATGCCGAGTCGATGGAAAAGCCTGTTGGCGGATGGCGTATCGCCGTTTCATGCACTTTCAATACCCGCTCGGACCAGCCAGGGCACACCGAGAAGGAACTGACCCTACCATGATTTTCAATTTCTCAAGGAGCTTCTGACATGGCTGCATTCATTGGCGCCGGAATCGTTTCCGTCGCGGCATTCTCCGACGTAACCGCTTTCGATTCGCTGTCATTCACCGATGTCGGTAACGTCTCGAAACTCGTTCCGACCTTCTCCGAAGATCGCAAGACGCTGAAAAATTACCGCAATGCCGCAGGCGGCAATTATGCCTCGTTCGCGCGCATCGTCTCGAAACTCGTTCCGACCTTCTCCGAAGATCGCAAGACGCTGAAAAATTACCGCAATGCCGCAGGCGGCAATTATGCCTCGTTCTCGCGCATCGAGTCGGCCGAACTGAGCATGGATTTCCGTGACTTGTCGGCAGCTAACCTAACAATGGCTCTGTGGGGCACGTCGGCAACGGCGACCGGGACGACGACCATTCAGGCGCTTATCGAAGCGGCGCCCGTGATGGCAATCAAGTTTGTCGGCGTCAATCTGGTCGATGGGAAAGACGTGACGGCGAAATTCTTCAAGGTCCGCCTTGGCGCACCGCAGGGTGTCGACCTGATCGGCGAGGATTTCGCCAACATGTCCCTGACCGGGATCATGGAGGCCGACGAGAAGATTGTGACTGCCGGCCTGTCGCAGTATTTCACCTTCGCGCTGGAAGATTAAGCGATGGCGGCAACGCGCGCAGTCGATCTACCGTGCGGAAAGGTGACGGCCAGGGAACTGACTGTCGCCGAGGTCCGTACATGGCTAGTAGAGGTAGAGGCCGGAACAGAAGTCGATCCGCTTGGCTCAATGATTTTTGACGATTGCAGCTTGAGCGATTTGGCGCGCATGTCAGATGTCGATCCGGCCGCGCTTGAAGGTCTGACATACGGCGAGCTTGCCCCGCTGCGCGATGCCTGCAAGATGCTCAATCCGCATTTTTTCAGGGTGCGGGCGGCTCTGCAAAAGGTCGCCCGAGCAATAGAAGCAGAAGTCGCCACCATGATCTCGACCGCTCACTGAGCATCGCGGTCATGCGCGGGCATTCCGGCGTGCTGGGGTATCCGTGGGGGCTTTACATGACCGCAGTCGAGGTTTGCAACAGTGGCCAATGACAAAAAAGTTGAGGTAATCATCACGGCGGACGCCTCCGGCGTCGCCAAGGGTGTTGCTGTTGCCAATACCGCGCTTGGCAATCTTAAAACTCAACTCACCAGCCTTGACGCAGCCGCCGCCAAGGCGTTTTCGTTTTCCGGCCTGACGGCAATAACCGTTTCAGCAACGGCCGCCGCCGCCGCTCTGGTCGGCGCCGTCAAGTCAGCCGCAGACTACGGCGACCAGCTTGACAACATGAGTCAGCGCACTGGCGTCGCCGTCGAGGAACTGGCGAAACTCCAGTATGCCGCCAAGCTATCCGATACCTCCAGCGAGGCGCTTGGCAAGGGCATCGGCAACCTGTCAAAGTTGATGGTTGCCGCGGCCGGCGGCGCCGAGGAAAGTTCCAAGCTGTTCGAGAAGTTCGGCATCAACCTGCGCAACGCGGACGGCACCATTCGCGGCACATCGGATGTGCTTTACGATCTCGCCGACGTATTCGCCACCATGCCTGACGGTCCGCAAAAGACCGCTCTGGCGATGGAGTTTTTTGGCAAGAAGCTCGGCCAGGAATTGATTCCGCTTCTCAATCAGGGAAGCGAAGGGCTTAAAGCAATGGCCGACGAGGCGGAGCGGCTCGGCCTGGTATTGAACGCCGAACAGGCCAAGGCCGCCGCAGACTTCAATGACAACCTGGACCGCCTCGGGCAGTTGTCACGCGGCGTCGCCGTCAGCATCGGCAATGCGCTGATCCCGGCGCTCAACAACATGTTGGCGAAGCTGAACGACGCGAACCGCGCCGATCTGTCGATCTGGCAGATCCTCGGCGCGCTGCCGAAGCAGGGCGAGGATGTCGCCACGCAGTTGAAACAGGCAAGTGCCGAGCTGGAAAAGCTGAAGGCGCAGCGCGCCGAGCTGCAGAAACAGAACCTGGCCGATGGCGGCAGCACCGATACCAGCGCCATTGAAAACGCCATCGCCGCCGAAGAAAAGCGCGTCGAATACCTGAAGCTGCAGAACAAGCGGATCGCCGGCGATGACGAGGAAACGGCGAGCAAGCGGCTGACGCTCGTCAAGAACCTGGCCGCCGAAACCGTCAAACTTGAAACGCTCAAGGCCATCGCTGCCGGAAAGGCGTCTGCCGACATCCTGAAAACTGACAAGGATCGCGTCGCCGAGCAGATCAAGGACGCCGAGAAGTTGCGCGAGGCACTCCAGAAGGCATGGGAAACCAGCCGCAAGGAAGCACTGAAGGCCGCAGAAGACGCTCAGAAGCTGCTTGAGAAGGCGGCAGGTGTTCGCACGTCGGCAACAGACAAAGCCAACGAACTGCGCAATGCTGGACTGTCCGACGAAGAAAAGCAGTCTCTCGCACTGGCGCAGGCGCTTGACCTGCAAAGCCAGGGCGACTACTACGCTGCTGCTGCCGCATCGGCAAAACTGGACGGGCGCACGCAGGCATTCGAGACGTACCAGAAGCAAGCAGAGCAATTCCTCGACCGCGCCATGAAGTTCGCCGAGGCATCGGCCAACCCGGATGTAATTGAAGGTGTAGGAGAAGGCCAAGCGCGACTGATCGAGAGCCAGGCGCGTGCCAAGCAGGCGGAAGCCGCAGCACTGGAAGCGCAGGCTACCGCGCAGGCGGAAACGATCAAGAAACTTGATGCAGACATCACCGATCTGAAAACCAAAGCTGCATCGATCGAAATCAAGGCAGACATCACGCAGGCTGAAGGTCAGATAGCTTCGTTGCAAGCGCAACTCGACAAGCTCAGCGACAAAACCGTTACGGTGACCATGCAGACCGTTTCAGCCGACATAAACAGCGCCGGACTGGAAGGTTTCGCCCGTGGTGGGCAGATTCACGGGCCAGGCACGAAAACATCCGACTCGATTCTTGCGCGCCTGTCGGCGGGCGAATACGTCGTCAGGGCGGCTGCCGTCGATCACTACGGCGCGGGGATACTGCACCGTATCAACAACATGCAGATTCCAAAATTCGCCGACGGCGGCATGGTAGGAGGCACGGCTGCGAGCGGCGCGACAGTCAATCTCTCGCTTGATGGCCGCACATATTCCATGCAGGCCGGCGGCGATGTAGTTGCGGCATTGACCGACGCCGTGCGCCGCGAAGCACTGCGTAAAGGAGGCCGGCGATGAGCCTGGAAATCGGAACGCTCGTTATCCCGCTTCTGGCGGGGATGGACATCGATCAGCAATATTCGGCGCTCGGTAGTGAGACGATCCTGCGCGCGGTAAGTGGGCGCGGCATCAAGCAAATGACATATAACAGGATGCGCGTGACGACCGGCGGCTCCGGATGGATGCCGGCCGGGCTGGAGGCGCTTGATTTCACCGCGCAGCATGTCATCAAGTGCGTCGTGCCGCGTGGCCTGACGGCCGTATTCGCCACCCGTCAAGCAACGCTGCCAGCGGCAAGACGTAGCGACGGTGACTACACTCCGTTCGGAACAGCGTTGCTTGCTGCTGGGCGGGCCGTCAATACACCCGTGTCGATGGCCGGAAACGTCGCCACCTGCACAGCAGTCTCCGGCGCGGTTTCGTATCACGTCTCCTATTACCCGGCGCCGACCGTCTGGATTATGCGCCCCGAAACGTCCGGCAGCCTGGCGGACGCCAGCTACCGTTGGCAAATTGAAGCTGAGGAAGTTTAATGGCAATCAGACACGCGAAAGTATCTGGCCTGGCCAACCCCGGCGACCCATCGCTGCTCGGTGGCGAGGACTGGGATGAGCCGCATGTGATCACCGGCGTAGCGCTGGTCGGGGTGGCAAATCTTCGCCTGACCACGGGCGGCGCGATCAGTACCCAGTCGGCGGCCGGGTTCGCCAGCGCCTTCTCCAAGACCGGAACGGGAACCTACCGCGTCAATTACAACACGGCCGATTATGGCAGCAGCTACCCGATGATCGTTGCCGGCATCTCCAAGGATAGCGGCGCGCCGGCTTTTGTGCGCTGGACGCTGGAGAATGACGGGGTCGACTACATCAAGCTGGTCACCCTCGATGCGACCGGCGCGGCCGTCGACGTCGCCACCGCGAACCTGTCGCTGCTGGCCGGGGCTTATCTGGTGTGAGCGCATTTGACAGCGCGGCCTTCGATGCCGTCGCATACGATACGACGCCGGTCACGCTGGCGCTGCCGGTGCGCGTCGACATCAGCGCGCTGCAGTCGCCGTCGGTGCCGGTCATTGTGTCGATCGTCGCGCCGGCCATCGCCGCCGGCACGGAAACGGTCACCGATGGCGGCGCGGTGGCCGCTATCTGGCGGCTGGTGGTCACGGTCGGTGGCGTCGATGTCAGCGATCGCGTGCTCGGCGAAGTGACCGTGGAAGCCGAGGAAAACGCCGCGCGCATTGCCGACCTTGCGCTGCACGTCGCGCCCGGGTCGGTGGTGACGCTAACCGAGTGGATCGGCACGCCGGTGGCAATCTGGCTGGCGGCGGCTGACGATTCGGGCGCCGCGGTCGATGCGTTGCCGATCTTTACCGGGCTGGTCGATACGCCGACGTTAACGCCGGGCAGCGGCGTCATCGGCCTGCGCTGCACCGATAACCGCCAGGGCATGATCGCGGCGCTACCGCGCGATGGTGTTTTTAGCCTGGTCGGCGGCTACTATTCCGCTGCCGTGTTCGATGCCGGCGCGCCCTCGCTGGTGCTCGCCGGGCACCTGCTGTCGACGATGCCGGCGGCGCTCGATGTTGCGCCCGGCGGCGGTTTTCGCATGACCGACTGGGCGGCCAAGGTGACGCCGGACCTGAGCTTTTCGGACGACGACATCCTCGACGAGAGCGTTGCTTTTGACCCCGCCGACCGCGCCGGCATGGTCAATCGGGTGACGATCAACTTTGGCTACCGCTTCCCGCGCCAGCGCTGCGAGGGCTACGAAATCGGCTATGACCGCATCGCCCTCGACATGACCAGCTTCGGGTACTGGGTCAAGGCCGGCGGCTACCTGATGCAGCGCGCCGCCGTCGAAGCGGCCATCGAGCAGGCCGGCGCCGCCATCGTCGATATTACGTGGATCGAGCTGCCGACGCATGCCGTCAAGCTGCCCGGCACCGACGGGTACTGGCTGCCGAATCCAGCGCAGCATAACCTGTTGTGCATGGGCTTCGGCGCCATCGTGACCTTCGACTTCAACCAGGAACAGCAGGAAAACTTCATCCTGACGGTGGAAAACGCGGCCAGCGTCGAGCGCCTTGGCGTCATCGCCGAGCAGATGAGCGGCGCACTGGAGGGCGTGTGGGACGACCCGACCGCCGCCGAGCACGCCGTTTTGTTGTGGAAAAAGAAGATTTCATCGATCCCGCCGCGCTCGACCGCGCTGCTGTCGGTAGGCACCATCTCGGCGACCGATGCCGAGCTGACCGATTCAACCGGCCGCGACGCCGCCAATGAGGCAATGGCGACCCTGGTGGCGATTGCCAAGACGAAGATCGCAGCCGCGCACCGGCGCCATTCGGTGAGTGCCTCGGTGCCGGCGAACCCGCTGATCGACCTCGACAAAACCATCGCCATCGATGCCCAGGGCGTGACGGCAAAGGGCAAGGTGCGACGGGTCGTGCATCGCTTCGACCCCGATTCCGGTTCGGCAATCACCGATTTCACGCTGGCAATTTCGGCGATCGCCGGCGTTGGCTATACGCACCCGGACGACGATCCGGTCGCTCCTGCTGGAACGGAAGGCGGCGCCGGCACGCCGGTCGGTGCCGTGGATATTACGTGGAACGGGCTGCTGGGGCAGGACGACGTGATCACGATCACCTTCCCCGATGTCGGCGACGAAGACCGAAACAACAAGGAGACCGAGATCCTTCAATCCTACGCTGCGCCGGTCGCCGAAGATACTCTGGAGGTCACGCTATGATCGGCTTTTTCGAAGATTCAGGCTTGTCGGTGCCGTTTGCCGGCATCACCGCGATGCAGGCTAGCGACGGTAGCAGCGCCGCCGTCGACCGTCAGGTCTGGCTCGGCGTCACCGATACCGACCGTGCTTATTATGCAGCCAGCGATCCGGGCACCGACGATATCGTCGTCTCGATTATCGATGCCGCGAGCGGCGCCTCGCTGCTACCGTCTTCGTTGCGCCTGGCATTCGATGCTGGCGGGCTGGATACGGCAACGCCCGGCGCCTCGCTGGCGATCGGCACCGATGTCCAGCCGGGGTCGGTCAACGCGGGTTCGTTCATGATCCGCATCGATACCGCGGCGTTCACGTCTGGGGTCTACGACAACCTGTCACTGACGACCAATTCATTGATTTCGCAGGCGGTCTGACATGTCCAAGGATCTGACCGAAGCCCTGCACGCACTGACCGAAGCCGCCAGCGGCAAGACTTCGCGCGTCGACAAGACGCTGCCCGAGGCGCGCGTCCCGTCATCCATACCGGCGCGCACCGGGGCATCCGGCCCGATTGCGGCAGCGGCGGCGGCTGGCGATTCATGGGCGCTGAAGGGCGAAAATACCT